ACTAAAGTTCCCGCAAGTTCTGCTAATCAATTCTTAGAATATGAATTTAGTGCTAATGATTTAGGAGAATTTAGTGGATATTCAATTAAAATTATTATGTCAGGAACTGATCAAGCAAATGCACCGATTATCAGTGATCTTAGAACAATCGCACTAGCATGAAGAATTTAATAAAAGTTAAAGACCATCCTCATCTTTACAGAGATGAGAATACTGGAGCAATTGTTAATTGTGACGATATTTCTTATGATAGGTATATGAATAGAGTGAAACGAAAAAATTCTGAGAAAGAAGAGTTAAATAATATGAAAAAAGATATTGAAGAAATAAAAAATTTACTCAAAGATTTCTTGAGTAAATAGTTACTATCAATAATTCATATAAATATCTAAAGGTATGTTAGCATCATAAAATAATGGCTGTTTATGTATCAAATATTGTTATCGAACAAGGATTTGATTTTGATACTTCATTTCAATTAGAAGATACCAGAACTAATTCTCCATTAGTACTGACTAGTGCTTCTGCTGAAGCTAAACTGAGAAAACATTATGGTTCTACAACATCGGTATCTTTTGCATCGTCAATAACTAGTCCTGAATTAGGAATTATTTCTATTTCATTGAATGCATCACAAACTGTTAATATAAAACCTGGTAGATATGTTTTTGATGTGAAATTAACAAATTTTGGAAAAGAATTTAAAGCTGTGGAAGGTGCAGCACTAATAAGAGGGGGAGTAACTAGGTAATGCCCAATATCAACGACAGAATTGGTTCTCAAAATGTAATCCGTGTTTTATCCAATGCTTCTGCTCCACCGACACGATTACTAAATTTAACTGATGTAAATTCCACTCTAAAATCTAGAGATGGAATGATTTTGGTATGGGATCTGGCAACAGAGTCTTTCTTCATGACGGATACGATTGATTCGTCATCTCTCAATATTACTGGTATTGTAACATTTACAAATACTACCGAATCTTCATTACCAACGAATGGTGCTTTAGTTATTGATGGTGGAATTGGAATTGGTAAAGCAGTTAATATTGGAGGAAATATATCGGTTGCTGGTGTCTCAACCTTTGCTTCTAATTTAGATATAAATGCTGCTGTTGACATATTAAACGGATTAACAGTAAATTCTACATTTAACTCCGTTGGAATTACAACTCTTGCTTCTGCCGGAGGAATTACTACTACTGGTGGTGATTTATATATTGGAGGAGATTTATATGTTAATGATGATATAAAATTTGATGAGTTCAATGCTCGTAATTCCAATATAACTGGAATTTCAACAGTAGGAACAACATTAGATGTTAATGGAACTTTAGATGTTGATGGTCGAACTGAATTAGATATAACTAATATTTCAGAAACACTTAATGTTTCCGGTGTTTCTACATTTGCTGGTAATATTGATGCTAATGGATCTTTAGATGTAGATGGACACACTGAGTTAGATAATCTCAATGTGTCGGGTGTTTCTACATTTGCTGGTAATATTGATGCTAATGGATCTTTAGATGTAGATGGACACACTGAGTTAGATAATCTCAATGTGTCAGGTGTTTCTACATTTGCTGGTAATGTATTATTCGCAAGCAATGTTTCTATTGCAGGAACACTTACATATGAAGATGTAAATAATGTTGATGCTATTGGACTCATTACTGCTAGAAGTGGTATTAATATAGGTTTTCCTGGTGTCGCATCCACATTAACTTCTAGTGGAGATTTAATACTCTCTAGAAATTTACACGTTGCTGGACTATCAACATTTGTTGGTGTTGCAACATATTCTAGTGATGTATTTGTTTCAGGAACACTAACTGCCGGACTCATTGATGGAGGAATATACTGATGGCAAAACCTAGCACTAGACAAGGACTTATTGATTATTGCCTGAGACAACTTGGAGCACCAGTTCTTGAAATAAATGTTGCTGATGAACAGATTGATGATTTAGTTGATGATACTATTCAATACTTTAATGAAAGACATTATGATGGTGTTGAAAAAATGTATCTTAAGTATAAAATTACTCAAGATGACATTGATAGAGGTAGGGCAACAGGTACAACTGGAGTTGGTATTGTAACAACAACTGGAACTTCAACCAATATAAGTGGTTTTGGAACGATTACCTCAAATTTTTATGAAACTTCCAATTTTATCCAAGTTCCTAATTCTGTAATAGGAATAGAAAAAGTATTCAAATTTGATACTAGCACTCTTTCTAGTGGAATGTTCAGTATCAAATATCAATTATTCTTGAATGATCTATATTATTTTAGTTCAATTGATTTGTTATCATATTCAATGACCAAATCGTATCTTGAAGATATTGATTTTTTATTGACAACAGATAAGCAAGTAAGATTTAATAAAAGACAAGATAGATTATATTTGGATATAGATTGGGGAGAAAAAACTAAGGATACATTTTTTGTTTTAGAATGTTATAGAGCACTTGACCCAGAAAGTTTTTCTCAAGTTTATAATGATACTTTTGTTAAAAAATATCTCACTGCATTACTAAAGAAACAGTGGGGACAAAATTTAATTAAATTCCAGGGCGTAAAACTTCCGGGTGGCATTGAACTCAATGGTCGTGCAATATTTGAAGACGGTCAAAGAGAATTGGAGGATATAAAACAAAAAATGTCTTCTGAGTATGAACTACCACCTTTGGACTGTATTGGTTAATAATTATGGCATTGAATCCATTTTTTCTTCAAGGATCTTCAAATGAACAATTTCTTGTTCAAGATATAATCAATGAGCAATTAAAAATTTATGGTATAGATGTTTATTACCTACCAAGAAAAATTTTTAAAACTGATAATATAATTCGTGAAATACAATCCTCCAAATTTGATGATACTTTTTTGATAGAAGCATATCTGAATAATTATGATGGATATGCTCCTGATAGTGATATCATGACTAAATTTGGATTAAGATTAAAAAATGAAATAAGTTTGACTATATCTAGAGAAAGATATGAAGAATTTATTGCCCCATTTCTAGAAGGTATTAGTGCTGGTATTAGAGAAGGAAGAATTACTGAATATGATTTTGCAGACTTAATTACTAGACCGAAAGAAGGAGATTTGATTTATTTTCCTCTTGGAGAAAGACTATTTGAAATAAAAAGAGTTGAATCAGAAAAACCATTTTATCAACTAGGAACTAATTATGTTTATGAATTGAGTTGCGAACTTTATGAATATGAAAATGAACTCATTGATACTTCAATTGAGGAAGTTGATAATACTGTAGAAGATGAAGGATATATTACAAGTCTTACAGTTGTTGGGTCTGCAATAACTGCTACTGCAACGGCATCAATTTCTTCCGGATCTATTACTGAAATATTTTTAAATAATGATGGTAGTGGATATGCTTCTGCTCCTATAGTAACTTTCTCAGGACCAAATAGTGGAATAGATACGGCAACAGCAGTCGCAGTTACAACTAGTAGGGTAAATATACAATCTGTTTTAAGGTTAGAACTAACGAATGGGGGATCTGGATATACAACTCCTCCAATAATAACAATAAGTGGTGGGGGAGGAGCAGGAGCTGCGGCAACTTGTTCTGTCGGAGGAACAGAGACCAGTGTTTCTTCTATCTCTGTTACTAGTGGAGGACGTGGATATTCTATTCCACCTACAGTAATTATTGGTAGTCCTGGAGTAGGAGTCACTGCAATAGCAGTTGCCGGAATTGCTGATGGTAAACTTGATTATATTAGAATGCTTAATACAGGTATTGGATATACTCAGGCACCTACGGTTTCCATAACAGGATTATCTACAGTTGGTGTTGGAACTTATATCTATAACGAAACCATAACTGGAGAATCCTCAGGAGTAACGGCAAAAATCAGAGATTTCAGAACTACTCAACCGACAACACCAGGTGTTCTTCCTGTTACCAATATTAGAGTCTCACTAAATACTGGTAAGTTTAGTCCTGGTGAAACAGTTGTAGGGACAATTTCATCTGCTAGGTACACTGTTTTAAGTTACGATACAGAGAGTTATGATAATCCGTATGACACTAATGAAGAAATAGAATTAGAGGCGGATGATATTTTAGATTTCTCAGAGTCAAATCCATTTGGTAATTATTAATGTTAGGAACATACTTTTATCACGAAATTATAAGAAAAACTATTATTAGTTTTGGAACTTTATTTAATGATATTTCTATCAGACATACAAAAAGTGATGGTAGTATTTTAGATGAAACAAAAGTTGGTCTTTCTTATGGACCAATGCAGAAGTTTTTGACAAAAATTCAAGAACAAGAACAGTTAACGAAATCTATTGCAATCACTCTTCCAAGAATGTCATTTGAGATGACTACGATTCAATATGATTCAACTAGAAAAACTGGAGTTACTCAAACATTTAAGGCAAACGATACTACTGATAATAAAACAAAAAAAGTTTTTATGCCGGTTCCATATAATATTGGATTTGAACTTAATATTTTCAGTAAGTTGAATGATGATGCTCTTCAAATTGTTGAGCAAATACTGCCATTTTTTCAACCATCTTTTAATTTGACTGTAGATTTAGTCAGTTCTATTGGAGAAAAAAGAGACATTCCAATTGTTCTCGATAGTATTGATTTTCAAGATGATTATGAAGGATCATTCCAAACGAGAAGAGCATTAATTTATACTCTAAGATTTACTGCTAAAACTTATCTATTCGGTTCTATTGCCGATACATCTGATGGTCTCATCCGCAAAGTTCAGGCAGATGTTTATGCCGATACTAATACAAAGACTGCAAAACGTGAAATGAGATATACTGCTGTTCCTGATCCCATTACTGCAGAACCTGGTGATGATTTTGGATTTACCGAGAGTTGGGAATTTTTAGGAGACTCCAAAAATTATAGTCCTACTAGACAAGAGGATATTTGATTGTTATGAATAATAATTATGATTCAATCGATGAGGCTCTGAATATTGATAGTGATATTGTAGAGTCAAAACCAATCAAAAAACCAGAGATCATAAAATCGAAGGATGATGATATAGAGAAAGATTATATCTATAGTCGTGCGAATCTCTACTCCCTCATAGAGAAGGGTCAGGAGGCAATCAACGGCATTATGGAGGTAGCAGGGGAAGGAGGCAGTCCAAGGGCATACGAGGTCGCAGGGCAGTTGATTAAGAGTGTTGCGGATACTACTGATAAGTTGATTGACTTACAGAAGAAACTTAAGGATGTAGAAGACGAAACTAAAAAGACCACAAATAATGTCACCAATAATGCAGTGTTTGTTGGGTCTACATCAGAACTTCAAAAAATGCTTAAGCAAGGTTTTCTAAATAATAAAGAGTAATCTACTTTTCGTCGATGAAAAAGTGTAAGCAAGGATATTATTATTGTTATACTGATAAGAAGTGTAAACGAATTCCACTGGGATATCGTATTGCATCTGGTGGATATCTTCGCAAAGAAAACGGAGAAGAATCTGGAGAAGATAGTGATAATAATGGTAATGGGAATGGTGGAAACGGTAATGGGAATGGTGGAAATGGAAATGGTGGTGGAAACGGTAATGGTGGCGGAAATGGTGGAGGAGTAAGTGAATCGAAATCTGGTGACAGTTCTTTGCGCGACTGGTTTGGTAAAAGCAAATCAAGTGATGGAAAACCTGGTTGGGTCCAATTAGGTGGCAAGTATGCCGGAAAACCCTGTGCCAAACAACCAGGACAAACCACAAAACCAAAATGTGGATCCAGCAAAATGGCCGCAAATTTAGACGATAAGGAAGAGAAAAAGGCATTTAGTAGAAAGCAACGTCAAGATCCAAATCCAGATAGAAAAGGGAAGGCAATCAACGTGAAGACAGAAGAAACTGTAGTAGAAAAGGCAGGTGAGAAAGATGCCTGTTATAAGAAAGTCAAG